AGATAATGCATCAATACCAAGACTAAGACCAGTAGCCCCAGTAGCTCCTAAAACAAGATTTGTTGTTGATGGTTTTCCAATAGAAGTACTACCAAATCTACTAAGGAATGGAACATTTCTAAATGGATTTTTTAATCCCCTTAAAAATGCAATTGATGCTCTTGTGAGCATATTACCCAGAGCTCTTATAGGTCCAGTAAATACTCCAGTCCTTCCAAATCTTCCTATCCTAAGACCTATTACACCTAGTGTTAAAAGAAGACCTTTAAACGCTAATTTAAATGATAGTAAAATAGCACCTAATAAAGCTAATGATCCTATAACATCCCGTGCTAATTTAGCTAATGCTGCTGTATTACCCGATGATAAAAATCTAAAAGCTTTTATTACCTTATCACCTATCCATCCAGTTAATAATATAGTAAAGAAATTTGCTAATTTACCTAATGCAAACTGTGCTTTTTTACCCAAAGATCTAATTGGAGATATCAAAGCATTTTGCATTGCTTTTTCAATTATACCTTCCTTTCCTTCTCTTCTTCCCTGTAATATTGATTTTCTTTCTCTAGTTGCCTCTGCTGCTTCTCTATCGGCATCCAATTTAGATTGAACTGCTAAATTGGATTTAATAATAGCTAAAGATAATGTTAATTGTCCAACCTGTGCAGATATATTTGTTAATGTTTGAGATACATTATTTAAAGATAAACTATTCTGAGCTATTATATTATCAGATATAGTATCTCTTTGTGGTGCTATAGGTCTTGCAAAGATATTAGAAGACACATTTGTTCTAATACCTCTAATTGATCCTGCTATTGGTGATTGGATGGGTTCAGCCATTCGATGCTTGTTGTGCCTTTAAATTTTCTTCTTCAATATACTGCTGTAAAAGAGTTAAATAAATTTCTCTTTCCCAAGGTATCATATTTTCTAGCTCTGTTAAGCTATATTTATGGTGCTGCATGAGAGCAAAGTTAATTTTATAGTATGACGCAAGATCTTCATGCGACATACTTACCCGAAAAAACTTTGTAATCCCTCCAAAACAATTTCACTTTCAACATCCGTATTTGGATTTTTTACCTTAACTTTATGTGAAAGTTTTGGCATAGTATCAAAGAATTTTTCAACATCTTTAAATTGCTTAGAGTTTAAACTCCCAACAAAATCAGATAACTCTTTTTTAGTACAATCAGATCCTGCCCAAGATTCCTCTTCAGAATATACTTGATCTACGCAAGAAGCAATTAAATCAAAAGTATCATCAATAGCTAAATCTCCACCAGTACTCAAATTTGTTTTAACAAATTCATTTAATGAAGGATACTTCATTCTCATTGTATAAGTATCATCTAATTTAATATCTTGAGAATGTTCTTTATCAATATGAACTTTAATCTCGTCAAGATGTATTACAGTAGGAACTTGCGTCTTCTCATCATCAGGACAAGTAACCATAATCTCAATATCTTCACCAACAGATTTTCCACGTATATTGAGGAAAATATATTCAATATCAAATGTAGATAATTTCTCTACTCTTATACCCTTTGAAAGTATACAAGATCCTATAACATCTTTAACAGCATTTGCTATTGCTTTTGGATCTTCACCTTCCATCGCAAGAATTAAAATCTTTTCTTCTTTTACTAAAAAAGGTCTATATTTTATTTTCTTTTTAGATGAAGGTATGACCAACTCATAAGTAGGTGTTGAAATCTGTGGTAAAGGCATAATATGCTCAATTCAGTAAAATTATTTAGACCAGTTTTTTAATTATTTTCAGAAGCAAATTGTTGTCCACTATTAGCACTATCAACACCAGTAGTGGCACTATTATTTGTTGTAGATGCTTGAACTTGAGCTGGCCAACCAAACTGAACACCATTACCTTCACGTAAAGGATTTAAAACATCTTTCATATTTGTATAAGGTTTAAAATTATACATATTAGATTCATCCATACCCCAATTCAAATCTCTACCTTGTGTCTGAGATAATGATGTTGTTTGACCAGAAATATATCTATCATAATGGAAAGAACAAGTTGCCTTTAACACATTTGAATTCTGATATTGAACTCTTGTAGAATTTAGTGCTAATGGGAATAATCCAATAAATTTATACTCTAAAAACTGTCTATGATTCTTCTCAAACTTTATAATCCTAGTTTCATTTGACTTATAATACTCAGGATACCTCATTCTAAAATGATAAGAATTTTCTTGAGGTTGTTGACCACTAGATCCAGAAATATACTCCATCCAATGCTCTAAAAATCTAAGAGCCTTATACCTATTATCAACATAAAATTCTAAATCAATTTGAGTAAATTGTCTGGTATGTGCCATCTTTTCAATAACACCCTGATACTCTCCTCTAACATCAACAGTAGCAAAAGAACTTCCTGGTATAGAAGCACCACTACACAACAAACCAATATCCGATAAATCAAATCTATCATCAACACCTTTAGCCCTTAGATGAGTAGTTAAAGGATACGCACCAAGATTAGGTATAGCAAATCTAACCAAATAATTGGATGTCTGTGCGACATTTTGAAAAGTCGGTAATATCTGTGATATTTTCTTTGGAAATGGAGCTGGCACTCTAAATAGTTTTATTATATCATATCTATTTAGATGGCTTATAAAGGAAAATATCGACCATCTCATCCACAAAAATATAAAGGTGATCCTACAAATGTAACTTTCAGATCATTATGGGAACACAAATTCATGAGTTGGTGTGATAAAAATGCTAATGTTTTAGAATGGTCAAGCGAAGAAATTATTATACCATATCGTGGTCCTGATGGAAAACCACACCGATATTTTCCAGATTTTTATATGAAACAAAGACAACTTGACGGAAAAGTTAAGAAATATCTTATTGAAGTAAAACCACTAAAACAATGCAGTCCACCTAAAAAACCAAAACGTCAAACTAAAGGTTATATCCGTGAAGCATTCGAGTATGCTAGAAATCAAGCAAAGTGGAAAGAAGCAAGAGAATGGTGTGCTGATAGACAATGGGAATTTAAAGTCATCACAGAAAAAGAATTAGGTATAAGTTATGGCAAGAAGAGCTAAAAGAAGAACTGGTGGTGATTCTTATGAAGAAGTAAAATATAAGATTGACGTAAAGGAAGGAAATAGACTTGCTCCTGTACTAAGAGATCTTATAGGAACAGAAGATCCAGAAGATTTAGCATTAGATATACTAGATGTATTAACAGAAGGTGGTAAGGTTCCTCAAGCAGGAAACTATTACGTATTCATCTATAATCCAAAAACACCAAACATCCAATACGATCAACATCCATTAGTTGCAGTATTTGATGTATTTGAATGGGGTTTCCGTGGATTAAACTATCATTGGGGTGAAGTTAGACAATATACATGGAATGAAATAGCAGGTGGATTGTATAATGTAAGTTCTTTAGAATTAAGATCACTAAGAACTATTCCTTTTGCCAGATTTAGGCTAAATAGTTGATATAATAGAAATAAGGTCGATAAATGAGCAATCTGGGACAAATTTTTGATAGAGAAGGAGAAGGTCCATATACTGCCAAAAATCTTGATAAAGTTAGAAGTGGTGAAGGAAAGTTTGTTACTAATAATGGTAAAACAACGTTTGTAGATCAGACAACAACAAATGATGAAAAAGGTTCTAATAACAAGGATAGTCAAGCTGATGTAAATTTAGGACAAAAACGCAAATTAGGAAAAGGTGCTGGAAGTGTTTTTGCGTATCCTTTAGGAAGAGATAATAGAGATTCAGAAGATACATTATTAATAAAAGCAATTGAATATATTCCACCAGAAACAGATGCTGGATTAGGACTTAAAATTGTTGATGGTAATGGAAATAATGTTAAAATTAATAAAGAAAATTTTACAGACAAAAATGGGAACGCTAAAACTGGAGATGATGCTCCAAAATTAGTAGTCAATAACAATAGTATGACAGACCGTTTAAGAAACGGATTTGCTAATGATACTGCGTTTAAAGAAGCAATAAAATATT